TCAAAACATTGATTTTCAAATGGATGCTAACCATATCATTACTCTTTCAGGTGGCTCTACAGTTGTTTCTGCTGCACCAGCATCTTTAAGAAACTCTGCGTTTTTTTCATCTATTTCAAATACAGCACCAGGAGAATAAACCTCTCCATTATGCTCTATTCGATTAATTGCTTTCATAAACAGCATTAGATAACCTTTGCAGTTAATACAGCATCAATTTGATGTGGTGCTGGTAATGGAGCAGATTGAACAAGTACAAATCTTGCACTTGGGTCTTCTTGCTCCCAAGACTTAACAAAACGAGGAGCAGCATAAAGAGCTTTAAGGTCTTTGATTGCACCATAATGTCTTCTAAAGTCAGCATTTGTTGATGTTAAAATCACTTTATCATCTGGAATCATCACTTGCTCTGTACCAGCTTCATCTACATACCACTCATCATAACCGTAAAGTTCAATAGAAGTACCAGTTGTTTTAATTGTTCCATAGTAAACTGCACCATTTGGTAAAGCTTGTGGGTCAATCATCCCAAGGTCGATACGACGAGTATCTAAAGCATCTTTAATCTCAGGATGAGCAAGTAGTGAATCAATCGCACCAGCACCACCAATAAGAACATTAGGATTTATTCCAGAATCTTTACGAATTAAACGAGACCATGCTTTGATTTTTGTTAATGGAGAACTGTTTGTTGTGTCTGACCATAAATCGCCACCTGAAAGAGTAATGATATGGTTAGCATCCATTTGAAAATCAATGTTTTGATTAATACCTTCACCAACTACATCAACTGTACCAGTTACAAGTGATTGAACTGCCATCCACTCTTCGCGACGAGCAATCATATCTTCTGCATCTGCCAACTCTTGTGCTAACACTTCAGCACCACGCTGTGCTGGAGTTTTACCGTTATAGATAACTTCTCCAGCTGTACGATTTTCAATTAAAGAACTCGCATCAGTTGCAAACTTAGGTTTAATATACGCTGGTTTATAAGTGTTTGTTGTAAACCCTTGGTCTTCAACAAGCTTACCCTCAACACGAGGAGATACAAAAGGAGCAATACGACGCTTACCTTTAATAATATCAATATCTACAAACTCTGTATCAGAAGTCTCTACACGCTTAAATAAAAGGTCAAGAATAAACTGACCAGCCTTTTTCTCTTGGCGTAATGCCGACATCATCGCTCTTGATGTAAAAATATCTACTGCCATAATTTAACTCCTTATGCTGTCACAACGCTTGTTGCAAGGTCAATTCCTGCATCACGAAGTTGTGGTTTGATTGTATCAACTGTATGACCAGTACCAATCGTTAATTTCTCTGAGTTAAAACGCCCACGAATATAAACTGGAACATTTGTCACATCACCGCCTGAAGCATTACAATCTTCTGCAAGAATTGAATATGCTGTCTCTGAACCATCGCCTGCTGCTGATAAAGACAAGTTGTATTTACCACTTGCTGTGATTTTTCCTAAAACTGCACCTCTTACAAGGTTTTCGCCTGAGATAATTGTTACGCTATCTGTTCTAACACCATCCCCAGCAATTAAATTATCTGGTGTATATACTTCTGTAGTTGCACCCATACTATTCTCCTCTTACGCTTTTACTTGCGTTTGCCATCATTGAAACGGCTTCATCTTCGCCTGAAGGTTCTTCTACCTCTTGAGCACCTATTTCTGCACCTAAATCAGCTAATGATTTACCATCATCTGCAATTGCTTTTTTAGTTGCTGTGTTTTTTGCCTGCATTGCATCAAAAAGTTTTAACTTTGTGCTGTCTGCTGTTGCTTTTGGGTCTATTTTCGCATCTGCAATTACTTTCTCATATCCAACTGCACTAATAGCTTCAATTGATGCAATACGCTCTGCCTCAGCAGATACACCTTTTTCAATACCAGCCTTTTCACCCTGTGCTACAAACGACGCTACAATTTCTGGATAATCATTGTTAAGCATTTCAGCAGTTACTTCAAGCTGATTAGACTTAGCGTTTGTAGTAAGTTCTGAAGCTACTTCAGGGAATTTCTCAGAAATGAGTTTCGCTGTAATTTCTTCTTCTTTAAACATTGCCATGTTTAGTTCTCCTCTTTTAAGATAAGTTAGAGATTAACTTCTCGAAGGTAGTGATTTCATCAACCATTCCTGCTTCTAAAGCATCTCTTCCAATCAGTAAGTCGCCTTGACCGAAGTTTTCAGTGACTTTCTCGAAAGCTACACCACGATATGTAGCTACTGACTCAACAAAGATTTCACCAAGAATGTCAGCCCAATTTTGAATTTGGGCTTTTCCATCCTCTGATAAAATATCTGGGCGTTTATATGGGCTTACACTAGATACAATCTCGATGCCTCCTTTTTTTGGTTCTCTCATACTAAAAACAACACCGATTGAACCAACCATTGATGTATTAGATACTGCAATGTAATTAGTTGCAGAAGCTATCCAGTAAGCTGCACTTGCTCCTTGGTCTGAAATATAGGAAACGATTGTCTTTTTCGCTCTTGCATCATAAATCATTTCTGCTAATTCAGAGATTCCAGAAGCTTCACCACCACCACTGTCTATATTTAGAAGAATTGTGTGAATTGATGGATCTTCAAGAGCCACATTTAAATCTTTTGCAAGTGTCTCTGTTGAAACTCCACCACATATCTCAGTAAACATGCTTGAATATCTAACGATTGAGCCAACAATAGGAATAATTGCTATTCCATCTCTAGTCTCAACTGCTCTCGAATTATCAAGAGGTTTTCCAAGTTTTGCTGATAATGCTTCTATATCATGCTCTCTATTTGCAATCGCAAGTATATTTCTCAATGTCTCTGGTGTACTCAACCAAGGAGTGCCCTCTATTGCTCTTAAAATTTTGCTCATATTGGTTCGCCTTCTATCTCAATTTTCGCAAGTCCAGATTCAATCATCTTTGCACTTTCATCTTTTGCTTTTTTAATATTCATGTCAAAATCTGAACCGTTCATTTCAGCAGCTTCTTTTGTTCTTGTACTAAATCCAGAACGGACACGAAGTTCTGCTGCATTTGTCTCTTTAGTTGGGTCTAGTTGACCTTGTGTTGGTCCAACCCAAACTGCACCACAATACGCTTTTTTGATTGCAGGGTCTTCTAAGAAGCCTGGTGCATTAATACGACCAAGCAAAACAGCTTCTATTAAAAACTCTTCATAAATAGGTTTACAGAAGTTGTTTGCAAACCATGTGCGTCTTGTTTTAAATGCCTTCCATGCTTCAAGCAATGCACCTCTTGAAGCTGAATAACTTGCTGAGAAATGCTTCATCAAAAGTTCATAAGGCATATCAAGTCCAGCAGCAATTTGCTTAATGATAGATGTTGTAAAACCATCAAATGCCGTATTTGGACGGTTTGGATTTGCTGTTGTTATCTCTTCACCCTCAGCTAATCCAACAATCGCACCAGCACCAAGCGAGTACTCATCATTGTCAAGACTAAGAGAACTGTCTGCAAGAGGGTCGGGAATTTCACCGCTTTGAGTTTTCACAAACACTGTAAATAAACCAGATACTAATGCAGCAGTAAGTTCTGCGTTTGTATAGTCTTGTAACTGTTTTAAATTTTCAATTACTGGTGCAAGAAGTGGTACACCTCTTTTTTGATGCGGTCTCACCTGAGAATACAAGTGAATTACATTTTTTCGTCCAGATTTTCCAAGTGCTGGAACTTCAGTCCATTTAAATTCATAATCATCAGCAGGGTGTTTTTTTGAAAAGTAATAAGAAACTGGTGCTCCATTATCATCAACTTTTATTCCAGTATGTACATTTTTTTCAAGTTCTTTTGCATTTGGAGTTGAGCATCTATCAGCTTCTATTAGCATTATTGCTAAAGAGTAAGGATTGTTTTTGCGTTTAACATATGGAGTTAGAGCGAATACATCGCCAGAAATCATAGAAGAAACAAAAGCTACACTTTGCATCTCATAAAATGTCTTCGTTTGCTCTATATCAGCAGTCTTCTCTTCAGCCCATAGTCTAAACTCAAACTCTGTGTTTTTTTGCCATTGTGCAGCCTCTTTATCAGAAATTCCTAGATAGTCATTGTTGATGGTTGATTGAAGTTGTAATCCTGCACCAATTACATTATATGCTTTGGTATTTATTGCACCAGTAATGAGAGGAGTATTTCTATAGTGATCTCGTGAGCGTTGTCTTAACTTATCAAGTCCTGGTAAATCTTCCGTATCTGAACTACCAGCAGTTGTGTTCCATGACATCATAGAGCGTCTGCTTGTAGATGCTCCTATATATCCTGAGTCTGCCAAAGTGTTAAACTGTGCTCTTGATGCAAGTCTTGTCATTCCAGCTTTTGGGCTGAAGTACATAATCGCTTTATCTAAAAGATTTGGAGTTATTTTATTCATGAAGATGGAACCACATATTTTATTTTAGGAGAACCATTTTGTTTTATGGTCAGCTTATCAACAAGAGTGTTCCATTTGTCAATTCCGGCTTCTATATCACGAAGCATTGCTCTTTGTAGTGACCTGTCTGCTTTTTGATATGACTGGGAAACTAAAACCTCTTCATAGGCTTTTATTGATGCATCTAAAAGGGATTGTGCTTGAACTAATGTTATTGCCATTTCACACCCTTAACTTCATATTTTAAGGAATTTTCACATTTATGGGAATTTTTTACAGTAGCCTACCGTAAAAAATTAAAGCTTTTCGCTAAATGAACCACTCTCCAATAACATGAGTTCTAAGGCTTTTCCAAAACTTACACTTTTCTCTTCTGCAAACTGTTCAATAATTATCAATGTTGATATTGCTACTTTGGAATCTGGGAGTTTTACTCTTGATTCTCCATACTCTCTTGGTCTACAAAGAGAGCCTACAATGTTTTTTACAGCAAGTTCAGCATCTATAAGACCGTTTTTCTCCACAATCAAACCTGATTTAATCTTTGTATTAACAAAAGATAAAGATACTCCCATAAACTCTACTAACTCTGCTTTTGTAATCTTCTTACTACTCATCTTTGAATCCCTTTTGATATTGTTCTTCTACCTTTTCGTTGAGATATTTGAGTAAACATCATCGGACCTCTATGTGATAACAGCTCTAAATCTACACTTGCTATAAATAAAGCACAGTAGCCATACACTCTTACATCAAGTGCTTCATTTCTCGCTCTTGTCTTATGCCATCTTCCATCTTTTGCTCTTTTTTCTGCTGTTAGTTGTTTAAAATATTCTGCATTGTAGTTTTCTCCACTTGGAAAGTGCATGTATCCGGCACTAATCTCTTCTGTTGTGATGTGAGAATAGATAACATCTTTTGCCATATTTACACCGACCATAAAAAGAGGTATCTTTCCACCTTTTTTCACTTTAACACTACTTGCTAGCCTCGGGGTAATTGGAGCATCTATGGTTTTAGCACCCTTAACAGCATAAATTCTTCTCACAAATCTTGGTTTACAAAATTCATAGACTTGTTGTGTTGAGTGACCACCTGTATCTATCGCAGTACAAAAGATTTTCATCTGTCCACCATTCTCATGATAAAAAGTTTTCTTCAAATACTCATCAAGTTGCAACCACACCTCTGGCTTAGTTGTATCACCTTGAAAAATCTTATACTCTATCGAATATGAGCGTTCATTTTTACACCAGCCAATAACTTCACACTCTAATCTTTTGTCTTGTGTATCAACACCAGCCGATAAAATTAAAACACCATCTGGAACTTGAGCCTGATACTCCTCTAAATGATTATTGAAATTTCCTACATCAATTTTTGTATACTCCTCCTCCCATGTTCTTGCCAAGACCTCATTTGTAAAAGCTTTTAGTTTCAGTCTGTTTTTCTTTGCATCTAAAAACTCTTTAACAATATTGGACCATGTGACATTTGGAGAGTATGAAAGCATCGCCCAAATATGAAACGACCTGATACCATCACTTATCGCATCTGGATTTTCAGATACCCACTTGCCATGTTTATCCATCCATCTTTTATGATGGTCATATATTTTTTCACCACACTCTTTGCATTTAAAATGTGCAGTATTTGGATAATGCTTAATCGTTTTCTCATTTTTATCTTTATCTTTTTCCCACAGTAAGTCTTCAAATTCATACTTTTGGTAATGATTACAATGAGGACATGGAAGGTGTCGATACTCTTGCGTTCCTCTTTGAAACCAATAATCAACAACAGACACTCCATCATCGAGTTCCACTTCTGGATTATATGCAGCACCTACTGGTTTTCCACCTATAATATTTTTTCTATCCCAAAAATCAGAAGTACGCCTCATCATTGTTGTGATAGTATCCCCAGCTTTACCAGCCTCTTTTTTCCAAGTATCTATCTCATCGCCTGAAACAACCTTAGCTGTACGACGATTGAAGTTTCTATCTGATTCAGCACCAAGTATTTCCCAATAGCCACGAGGATAAAGTTTTTTAACTGTCTTTTCTTTTTTTACTCGTCCTCTAGTATTTGGTGTCTCAATGAGTTTGGAGATTCTAGGGTTATCTCTTATCATTGGTTCAGCTTCATCTTCTGCATAACCTCTAGCTTCATCAGTTGTTGGTTGGTAATGGAGTTGTACAGATGGATTTTGATCTATAAAATAACCATGAACACAATTAAGCATCTTCGTAAATCCTACACGAGTAGGTTTTTTTAGGACAACTATTTGTGAGAAATGGTCAGTCATTGCATCAAGTATCTCTTTTTGCCAAGGATGAGTTTTCCATTTACCTGGAACAGCAGAAGATTCAGCAGAAAGATAAAAGTGTTCATCCGCCCACTCTGAACCAGTTAAAATAGGACGAGGTTTTAAAATATTTATGCCATAGTTGATTATCTCTTTTTGTTGAGCAGTTAACTTTCCCATTCATACTCCGATATAGACTTCTTCATATCATTGATATAATCTGATAACCACTCAATTGCATCGATTGGTATTTCTGCAAAGCGTGATTTTAGATCAATATGCAAATCATTAAGTTTTCTATCAAGTGGTGAGAATAGAACTTCTATTGTTGCCTTGGCATCATCAACGGTTATTAGTTCGCCTTCCTCTTGTTTAAATTTTTGCTTTTTTATTTTATAAGCCCAAAACTTATCCATCATCTCTATTTTTCTTGATGGCGATTTTTCTAATCTTAATAAGTCTTCAAGTTCTGTTATCGATTCAGCATTGTAAACACTTGAATTATTTTTAATTTTATCGTTTGTAATTATCTCAAGACCTAAATAGTCATTACCTTTTGCAAGAGTAATAGCCTTAAGTGCTTTTTCTAAATATATTTTCTTACCACTTGGAGTAAAGCAGTCATTCATTATTCCATTATTGATAAGTCTTGAAACAATTGCAGCAGATTTTCCAATATGTTTTGCCAGTTCACCTTTGTTAACTTCTGTCATTATTTTACACCTTTTTTTACACCTGTAAAATACATACTTCGTATATATTATTTACCAACCTATTTTACACCTTATAAAAAACTGAAAAATAGTAATCTTACGAGCGACGCATTACCCTCAGGGGTTTGCCTCTCCCAAAGTACCTTTGACTTCTATTACTTGATAGATTTATTGAGCCAATCATGAAATTTTCTTTCAAATCTTCTGTCTACTACCTTTGATATAGTCTTCTTCATATCAAACCTTTTTCTATATTTAGCTAAGTCAGTAAATAATATAACTGGCTTTGACTTCTTCTTTAGTCTCTTATAAACTCCTGGTTGTAAGTGTTTAGTCTTTGGTTTAGGGTTTCTAGTTGGCACAACGAAGTACCCGCTCCCTCTTCCCCCTCTAGTAGTGCTGTTCTTAATTTTGTTATACATTGCCTTACCCATCTTCTTGGTAGGTATAGCACTGTGTCTTGTAGTCATATATCCTCGACTTATCATCTGCTGCTCGAAGTCAATCATATCTCCCGTTCCACCTTTATAATGGTGTTCAAGTACATGCCTATGCCAGTCCCCCTTCATTCTTATTGTTGTGATAAGGTTTGTCTTTGTTGACTTATCCACCAGGTATGCCTTACTCACCGCAGCTCTACCACCAAGACCACCTGATAACTCCCCTTCTAAAGCCTTCTTGCTTTGAAAACCTATATCATTTAGTGTTCTTGATAACGCATAGTTAATTTGTTTCCCATACTTTAGAAGGTCTGGCACTTTTACTACTGAAATTATCATCCTCTGCACCCCCTCTTTATATATTCCCTATAGTTACATTTATTTATATGAGAACTCAATCTGATATAAACTACCAAGCAAACAAACTTTAAAGCAGCTATTGCTCTTAATTTATTATTTATAATTTCTAACCTATTTCTACCCATAAGTTCAGTTACATTTCTCATGACTCATCCTTGTATAGATTCTCAACAAACCCACGACCACTATCAGGCATCAGCTTTGCATATTTCAATGTTTGTTTGATATCTTTATGATTCATCAGCTTTTGTATCTCCTGGATAGATACACCAGTTATTGCTAAGTGTGAAGCGAATGTATGTCTTAGTGTATGGATTACGACACGATTGACCCTGTCGTCTTTTGTTAGACCATCATTAAACTGATTAAATATTTTGGTGAGTTTTAAATATATTCTTTGGTATTTTGTAGCAGTTCCATCTTTAGATACAAGATGACCGTTTGCACTAAAAGTTTTTATGTGTCGTGCCACCATTGTAAAAGCAGCTTCATCCAAATAGCCGATATAAGTATTTTCTCTTTTAAAATCATGCAGTGTAATAGTTTTGTTTTCAAGGTTAATGTCTTTTTTTTTAATAGCTAAAACACTATTGGCTCTTGCCCCAGTGCTAAGAGCAATCTTTACAAACAGATCTAAAACCTTATCGCTGCTAACTGCTGAAAATAAAGTTGATATCTCTATTTTGTTCAGGTATCTAAGTCTTGTATTGTTAATTTTAAAAAGCTTTATATTTTTAAAAGGGCTGTATGAGATGATACCTTTTGCTATGCCAAAGCCTATGATTCTTTTGATAAGTTTGATTATAATATTTATTGTACTGGAACTTTTACCATCAGCTTTTTTTAATGCTTGAAGTTCATATATTAAACTATCCTCAAGCTTTGCAATAGTCACATCACCAAAACTTGGCTGTATGTGGTTTTGATACATTTGCTGATATTTTTTATTGCTTTTATTGTGAGCCTCATTACTCACAAAATAAGTTTCAGCCAGTTTATCAAAAGTCAGATGTTTAAAACTCTTTTGACTAAGATCTATACCGTGTCTCAGTTCACTTAGTATCTGGTTTCTAAGCTCTACCGCTTTTTTTTCAGTTATCCCTTCAGACTTCTTCCCAACCTTTTTATACTTGGTCCCACCATCTACCTTGTAAACAATAAAATAAGATATATCACCACTTTTTAGGTGATTAAGCTGCACTCTTGAACCATACCTCTTGCTGCTTTGCATTTACATATCCTCAAATGCCAATAAAACTAATTTCTTTAGCTTCCACTTTTTCTAAAAATCTCATAGTTGTTAGTTTATAATTTTTACCATCATCACAAATAAATATCCCATCTTTAAATTCACCAAGCAATTTAGCACCATTAGCTGACAGTTTTATTCTCTTTGGCAGGTATGACAAATGCATATCGTTGTCTATAAATTTTACTAAACCTACTGTTTGTTCTGTATCTGTATCTTTGAATGTTTTGAAATATTGCTTATAGCTATATGCAATAACTC